GATTTTCAGAGTGGAGAATGGTACGGATCCAGAAAATTGGATGGTGTAAGATGTATCTGTAGAAAGGAAATGAATACTGTAACATTCTTTTCAAGGAACGGTAAAGAATTTACAACCTTAGGTAATTTAGAAAATGAAATTTCTAAGATAGGTGGAGACTTTATTTTAGATGGAGAAATCTGTATGGTAGATAAAGATGGTAATGAAGACTTCCAAGGAATTATGAAACAAATCAGAAAGAAGGATCATCAAATTGAAAATCCTAAATTCTTTATATTTGATTTTTTAACCTTAGACGAATTTGATGATAAGGTTGGAACTACACCACTTACTGAAAGACTTAAGAATGGATATGATCTCCTTCCAGAAAACATTAACTCTTCCATGTTAGAATTCTTACCACAAGAACAATTAACTACCGAGGAGCAATTTACTGAAATGGCAAAAGAAGCCGAAGAGGCTGGGTTTGAAGGAATCATGGTTAGAAAGAATATTGGTTATGAAGGTAAAAGAAGCCATAATCTTCTAAAGGTTAAAAAATTCCATGATGCTGAATATACAATCCTAGAATGTATGAACGGTACAATGCGATGGACAGAAAATGGAAAGCAGATTGAAAAAGAAGGACTAAGTAATATTATTATTGAACATAAAGGTAACCGTGTAAGTGTAGGATCTGGATTCTCTAAAGAACAAAGAGAACACTACCTCAACAATCATAATGAACTAATCGGTAAAACTGTAACTGTTCAATATTTTGAAGAAAGCCAAAATCAGAACGGTGGTTATTCCCTCCGCTTTCCGGTTGTGAAACACATATATAAGAATGGGAGAGACTGTTAACCGGTCTATTCCATAGCTCACCTGTAGTAAGAGAAAAGTATTTTAATAATATATAATGTATGGAACTATTTGAAGTATATAGCAAAGGAAAAGACATAACCGTTTTTGACGTAGATGATACTTTAGTTGTTACCAAAAGTAAGATTAAGGTTTTCAATCCAAAGACAGGTTATGAGATTGAGCTTACCCCACAAGAATTCAATACCTTTAAGACTAAAGCCTATGACAAATTTGATTTTTCTGATTTTAGAGATTTAGAAATTCTTAAAGGTGGTAAAATTATTGAATGGGTTTTTAACATCTTAAAAAGAACCATAGCAAAAGGTAAAGCTGTAGGAATTATTACAGCAAGAGATGATGCAAAACTTATCTATGATTTTCTCTCACATAACGGAGTAAAGATAAACCCAGACTACATATTTGCTATTAATGACCCTTCTCTAGGATTTACTGGATCTACTGCTCAAAAGAAAAAGGAAGCTTTCATGAAATTTGTTCAAATGGGATTTAGAAACTTTCAATTCTTTGATGACGATAGAGAAAACATTAAAATTGCAAATACCCTAAACAAAGAATTGCCAGAAGTAAAAATGAAGGCTACTTTAATTAAACAAAAATGGATTCCAAACTTCGACGACTTCAGTTAAAGGTAAACGCCTTTAAAAATATTTTACTTAGTATTAGAGATCTTTCTAATTCTTCTACAACTAAAGTTGGTTGTATGGCATTAAAGAAAGACTTTAGTAAAATAGCAAGCTTTGGTTATAATGGATCCTATAGTGGTGCTGAAACTAACAAAGAAACTGGAACAGAAGAAGATTCATTAACACCAGGTGAAAGTGGATTTATTCATGCTGAGGTAAATATGATTGCTAAGTTTCAGGAATATGATCCACAAAATTACATAATACTCTTAACATTATCACCGTGTAAAATGTGTACCAAGATATTGGTTAACGCAGGATTTAAACATGTTTATTGGATTGAAGATTATAGAGATACTGCACATCTTGAAATTTTTAATGAATGTAATGTAACTCACGGTAAAATTTCTAACCTAGTAAATGACTACCATACTATTAAGTATTGAATATATACAAAAAATAGTGTGTTCTCTTGGTTATTGAAGCATTGACATTTAAACTATCATTAGACTTTTTTATTTACTTAAAAAAGTATAAACTTGATGTGTCTAAAATCCGAATAGGATTTTATGACCAGGCAAGCCAGAAAACTGAATTTACCGATTTTGCTAATTCTGCAGAAATGGAATTATTCTACCAAAATAATTATGTACCTTTTGATCCATGCTTTGTTGGAGATTTAGTTTCTATTGAATTATTTTTAGGTGGAAGTACCTTATATGGATTTGAAACAGAATATAGAGCTGAGGATTTAACAGGTAAATTTAAACTTACACAAGGGTCTTCTTTCGATAAGCAAAGAAATAAACAAAGATCTGTTTTAGTAAATAGACAAGTAGAATTTATTAAAAGATCAGTAAATGATTATAGAAAATTCTGGGATGAACTTTATAGAATATATACAACAGGTATCTATTCTCCGTGTTATGCTGTACCTGGATGGTCTGAAGGTACTTGGTATCTTAACCAATTAAGAGAGGTATTTACATCACGAAAAGATACTGATGAATTTCCGTATGATGATGCAAAGATTATTAACGAACCACCGGAATAAATAAAAAAAGATAAGGTTAAATGGCATTCAATCTGAAAGAATATATCATCTATAGAAATGAAGTTAAAAGAGAACTTTTTAACGGGGAAGTAGATGAAAACTTTAAAGCTGTAGCTAATCCATGGGTAGATAATAGAACATATGACGAAGGTCATATAGTATATCATCCTGTTGAAATAGTTGATGTTACTGGTGGAACTAGTGTTTCATCAGAAGCTTTAGCATGGTGGAGAGCAAATAAACGAACTACACAAGGTGTCTTTGAAACTAGTGAATGGGATTTAGTAGGAGGTATAGGTACTGGTGATTTAACTGTTACTGGTTCAAATAGCTTTGGAAAAATATTAGTTAATTATACTGGAGCAACACCATTATTACAATCAAACCCCGATGTCACTCTATCTTCTACAATTCCTAATGATACCTTTAGATTAATTGCAGGAGATGGTGTACAAATACAATATGACTCATCCGTAAATGCAATTAAATTAATTAACACTTCTGCTGGTGGTGAAATAAACCAAGGATTAAATGTAGGTATAGGCGGACAAAATGTTTTTGCCGGAATGAGTGGTACTACATTAGAATTTAAAGGTATAAATACTTCTAATTCAACATCCGTTGTAGGAGAAGCATTAACAGTAGGTACTAATGTAGCTAATAAAAATGTAGTTATTAATTTTAATTCTGCTAACATAGAATTACAAACTTTAGATAATGGTCAACCTTTACTTAATTCTTTATATGATATAAATGCGCCTAACCCAGTAGCTTCTGATTTTTTACAATGGAATGGTACTAAATGGGTAAATGTAAACGCTGCATCTGCTGGATTGATTGGTGCACAAGGTGCTATCGGTTCACAAGGGCCTTTTGGGGTTCAAGGTTCACAAGGTGCACAAGGTTTTACTGGAGCTGATTCAACAGTACAAGGTCCAATTGGCGTACAGGGGAATACGGGTGTTCAAGGTGAGGAAGGTGTTCAAGGTGAGGAAGGTACACAAGGTGCTGCTTCAACTATTACAGGTCCGGCTGGTGCACAAGGTGCGCAAGGGACAGAAGGTAATCCTGGACCACAAGGTGCTGATTCAACAGTACAAGGACCGCAAGGTGTACAAGGTTTAAGTGGAGCCGATGGTTCTTTTGGTGGTGCCACGTTTGATTATGAATTTAATACTACATTAGCGGTAGCAGATCCAGGCTTTAGTTATGTTTCATTAAATAATCAAGGAGGATCACAAGATACATCAACTATTATGTGTATTAATGAAAGTGGTATAACTGGTCAATCCATTACTACTTTTTTACAAACTATATTATCTTCTACCTCAATACCTAAAGGTCATGTTAGAATATCTGCAAAGTCAGACCCAAATGAATTTATATTATTTCAAATAACTACATTAAGTCATGAACCAACAGGAACTCCAACTTACTGGGAATTAGATGTTGTACCTGTAGCTTCTACAGAGACCGATCCTTTTACAATGGATGAAGATGTATTATTATCTTTTGTTGTAACAGGTGATCAAGGGCCACAGGGACCACAAGGTGCAACTGGGCTTGACTCGGTTGTACAAGGCCCACAGGGTGCTCAAGGTGATCAAGGACCACAGGGTGCTGATTCAACAGTCCAAGGTGCAACTGGTGGTGTAGGTTCACAAGGACCACAGGGAGCACAAGGTAATGACGGTGTTGGGTCTCAAGGTAATGACGGTGCACAAGGCGCACAAGGTAATGAAGGCCCAGGTTCTCAAGGTGCTGATGGAACACAAGGTGGTGATGGTCCACAGGGTACACAAGGTTCAACTGGTGTTGGGGCTCAAGGTGCCCAAGGTGCTGATGGAATTGGATCTCAAGGTGCCCAAGGTACTGATGGGACACAAGGTTCAACAGGTTCTGTTAGCGGTACAGTTGCATACGGATCAATGCAAGATAATTTAAATAGTGCTGCTGTTTATAATTTAACATCTACGCCTACAGGTTTATTATTGCCTCAAGGTGAATTAAATCAAATGGGGTTTGCAAATAGTGGAGGTGCACCGCAAGGTAATCTATTAGTAATTAATGCAGGTGAGGCTGGTAATTATAAAGCAACATTTACTTTATCTGGTGATGTAACTATAAGTGAACAGGTAGGTGCAGAAATTTTTGTTAATGGTGTACCATATAGTGGTAATCAGAATGCAGTGGCTATAACTAATTTTACTGCAGGTTCATATTCTACTATTTCTATAAGTGATATATTAGATCTTAATGGTGGTGACTCAGTAGAAATAAGAATGTACTGTACTGCAAATACGGCACTCACACCTGCTAATGTAGGATTTATTTTAACTAAGCTTGTAGGTAATGGTGTACAAGGTGCGCAAGGTGCTGACGGTATTGGGACACAAGGACCTGAAGGTTCAGGTACCCAAGGTGAAGAAGGTTCTCAAGGACCTGCTGGTTCAGGTACCCAAGGTGCCGGTGGTACTCAAGGTAATGATGGTACACAAGGACCACAAGGTGCCAATGGTATAGGTTCTCAAGGATCACAAGGATCAACAGGTACAGGTGCTCAAGGAGCCCAGGGTGCACAAGGTATACAGGGTGAGGATGGTACACAAGGATCAACTGGTACAGGTTCGCAAGGTAATGATGGTGTCCAAGGACCACAAGGTGAAGTTGGTACTACTGGTACCCAGGGAGAAACTGGAGTTGGCTCACAAGGTAATGATGGTGCACAAGGTGCACAAGGTGAAGTTGGTACTACTGGTTCACAAGGACCAACAGGTATAACACCATTAAATACAGGTTGTGAAGTAATACCACAAGGTGAAGTATTTGTAACTAATTCAACAATTGCTGGAACCTTTACTATAAATAATTCAAATGCCGCTAGTGTTACTCAAGTGTTTGTAAGCAGCACATCATCAAGTACATTAGGTGCCGCTAATCTTAGTGATAGAATTTCGCTATCACAATCAGATGGTGAATCTGATACATATTTTGTTAATAATGTTATATCAAACCAAGTAATGGGCGTATCATATATTGGTGGTTCTGGGCAAACATTCGCTTCATCAACCGATACTGTTTATTGTATTCAACCACAAGGACCACAAGGTACTCAAGGTCCTAATGGACCACAAGGTGCAAATGGTGTTCAAGGATTTCAAGGACCTGGCGGTCCACAAGGACCTGAAGGTTCAGGTACACAAGGAGCTGAAGGTTCAGGTACACAAGGTACACAAGGTCCTGCAGGATCTTCTGTGGAAGGTACTAGGATTGTAGTAGCAGAAGGTTCAATGCACGTGAGAGGTGGTTTACCTAGATATGACGCAGATCCAAACAACTCTACTTGGTTAGTATCTAATGTCGGAAACACCGCCGCGGCAGTATCTGCTGGACTTGGGTGGGCTTCATCAGAATGGTCAGGTAATGTAGCAGGAGCTGGAATTATAGCAGGAGCTAGTGGCACAGATGATTTATTCTGGTTAATGCCAGCCGGCATAGTACTCCAACATAGTTATGTGGAGGGCGATAAGTTTACTTACAGAGCTACATGGACTTCACACAGTACAGTACCGTTTGTATCAACAGCAAGAATAGGGGTTGCATTATTTAGATGGCAATGTTCAGGTGAAGTTTTAAACGGAGAAGGTACATGGGAACAGGTTTCTAATCAGGGTACGTCAAGCCAAATGGCAATTAGTAATATTGGCGATTCATTCGGTAGAGCCTATACATGTATGAATACTATTCTTACTATTTCAGCTGCAGCCGGAACTGGAATAAACAGATTTACTGATCGCTTAATGATAGGATATGCTACAAATGATAATACTTCTGAAAATGTAACTACAGCCTCTGATATGGGATGTACTTGGAAGCTTATTGAAGGTGAAGATCAATCATTCTAATTAAACAATTTTAATTTTCTAAGTATAATAACTATAAAGGGATAATAGTATGGAAAATACAGAAAACGAAAGACTTCAGTGGATTAAAGGTGATAAGATAGGTGTAGTAGAAACTTTAAATGGAATTGATGGTGAATGGACTACCTTTGAAGGAGGGGGTAGAATAGCAACAAATTTAATAAGCGAGTTTTTACAACCTATTGATGGAGAGCCGTTAAATTTTGATAATGCCTCACCACCTACACTTGCCTTAAAAAAGGCAGCCGAGGTTTATAAGGAAAAGATACCTACACAGGAAGTCACCACATCTCCAATAAGAACTCTATTTGACAAGCAGAAAAAGAATGATAAAATAAAACTTAATCTTACATTTCCGATAGAACTTCCTAAAAAAGCTATATATGAAATTATTAGTTCTTCATTTGATTTAGATGAAGTTAATGATGAATTAGAATCATTTATAAAAGATCAAATAAATGATGACTTAATTTATGACAGTCTTTTTGATAGCATTAAAGAGTTAATATCTTCAAGATATAAAAACGATTAATAAGTAACAGTATGATTAATGAAAAGTTGGATCTTGTAATACAAGGTAAATATGATTCTTATGTTAGTGGCTTAATTGATCATTACTCAAAATTACCTTTCATTAATAAGATTATAATTTCTGATTTTGAAAATGGTGAAATACCTAAACTTAATAAAGTTATTCATGTTACATGCCCTATACCAGAAGACCCTGGTACAGGTAATAGAAATTTACAAATAGCAACTTCATATAATGGCCTAAAGGCGGTTACTACTAATTATGCAATAAAGATAAGGTCAGATCAAAAATATTCACTTATATGTATGGAAAATATGTATAAGTTTTTTATTGAAAATAAAGAAAGAGAATTAACCTTTTATGAAGATTCATCAAAGCCTAAAAACAGCATTATAACAGGTGGCTTGTTTTCACCTTTCCCATTTCATCCTAGAGATCATATATTCTTTGGGCATATAGAAGACTTATTAGATTTATTTAATATACCTTATGAAACCCCTAACTTTACAAAGGTTTATGGTATAGCTAAAGAATATGAGTCTTGGCATTATGATAAACATATAAGAACAGAATCATATATAGGAACACATTATTGTTCTAACTTTAATAAAAAACTAAAACACTTTTTAAAATATCCTAAAGTATATTTACATGACGGTTCAATTAAAAGAGATTGGGCCATGAAAATAAGTAATGAAATTTCTCATAAAATTTTTAAGCCTGTACCTTCTAAATTTTTAGACCTTGAATGGCCAAAGTATGGGTGGGAAGAATACCGAGTAGACTCACAAAGAGATATTTTCGGAGAACGGTGGGCAGAAGATTTTGTCTAAGCACCTAGATAAACTACTATAATATATAATAAAATTAATCATATGACACAGGCACCAAATAGAAGACAAAGAAGATTAGCAATGAAGTATCAAGGTATGCTTAAAGCTAAGAGTAAACTCCCATTCCAAAAATGGATGGAAGTAACCAGAGAAAATCTTGAGAGAGGTAAAGAATTACATGCAGCTAATACTGATGCAGTAGAAAAAAGAATTGCAGAGCAGTTAGAATCTATTGAAGAAAGAAAAATAGTAGCCTGGAAAGAAACTGGTTATAATGATAAAGAAATTGAAATGTTAAGAGAAGCTAATGCTATCTTAGCTATTAGAGATAAGAAAACTTGGCATACTGATAAAAAGGTTGCTAGGAAGCTTATGAAAGAAGCTAGAGAATCTTTAAATAAAAGAATTAATGATTAAAATTGTTTTAGAGCCTGCAAGAAATGGTGTCATCAAAAGAGTAATTGATGACAATCATGGAGGTGGGAAAGAACAATGGACTTCAACCGATGTATTTGAATCAAATGAAGATCATAGAAATAAATATGAATACATAATGAGATTCTTCTGGGAACTCTGTGATGACTTAGGTTTAGAATGTGGAAACAAATTTGAAAAAGATGTTCTACGAATTAAGACAGAATGGGGTACTCATTATGAACCTAATACAAAGGAAATTGAAAGTAAAATAAAAGAACTCCAAGCCGAGATCGATTTATTAACTGAATGGAAACAAACATAGAATTTAATTTTATATACTCTAAAGATGCCGTAAAGGTAAAAACATTCTTAGGAAATGTACCTAGAAATATTGAATGTATCAATTACATGGATATTTTTAATAAGTTAACTAAAAATGATTTTTATCAATCAGAACCTTCAGATGCAGTTGTTTCTTCTTATCTTATGAAGCAATTACAAACTGTTTTGGATAGAAATACTACAACATCAATATTTTATGTTTTAGGAAATTTATCAGAGCCTACTGTTAAAGGAATAAAATCATACGTGGAATCTTTAACTAATAAAGAAATTGAATATAACATTTATCATTCACCTGACATTAATGTAAACGGTAGCGCTAAACTGTTTAAAAATGTCGTTGAGTTTGAATGAAAGCACATAGAATATTTACTAAAGGGCAAACTGTTTATTGTTTGTTATCTTCATTTAGCAAACCTAATGTTCTGCTGCCTATAAAAGGTCTTATTGTAGATACACAATGGGATCCTATTAATCCTCTATATAAGATTCGTATTATTAAAATGTATGATAATATGAAATATCTTAAGTCTCATTTTTTTGATATGAATTTTAAATATGAATTCAACAACAGGGCTAGAAAAATGCCACTAAAAAAGGAAGACTTTAAAAATGTAAAAACTTTAGAGGAAAGATTTGATGAAAGTGATAGAGAAAGATTTTATGTAATAGTAGAATCTGTCATGTGTAAAAAAACAAAAAATGATTTACAAGATTTATTTGAAAAGGTTCAATTTTATATAATATCAAAAAACTTAAAAGAAATAAGAGATATCTCATCAAGACCATTTTTTAAAGGTTCTCTTTCAACCGACAGTACACAAGAGTTTAATGTAAGGTTTAAAAAAGGTTGGAATGATAAATTTCAGAAAGGAGATATCAGTATAGATAAGTATCTCAACAGCTTAAGCTGAATATATACAAAAAATAGACTCAATATATGTCATTCTCTGATAAGATAGGAAAGCTTAACGATGCACTATTTCCAACTAACCCTAGTAAAGAAACAGACCAAAGACTTGGTGTATTTGGTGGAGAATCATTTGGGTTTGCTCATGGAGTAGAAACTTTATTTGCTAAAAGCTTTTATGCTAACGGTGCAGCACCTGATGAATTTGCAGTTGCGGTAGGAATGAATCAGATTGTTCCTAGATCTATTTTTAATCGTTATGCTCTGTTTAATTTTAGAGGTATGTATGGTGGATTAACTGGAGGAGAAGTATTTAATGGATTTTTTGATCAACCTAATAATCCAATTATGGGAGGTGAGGCTGCAAGAAATTTATCCATAGCTAAATTAATGGAATACTTTAATGAAAACTACCCTAGGATATCTTATACAGCACAAGACTTTTTATATTGCAAATATTATAAAAAAATTCCGGTTAATCACTTAATCACATTAAGAAGATTTCCAACACCTGTAAATGATAATATTTTTGATTTAAAGTTGGATGTTGCAGGAAAAGATCCTAAAACACCTAGGGCTGCTAGTAATGTAGATGCTACTCAAACTGCAGGTGTTACTGCTGTTACATATATGGGTGAACAGGCAGGTAATAAATTAGATGATATTTTAACAATGTCATATGGGTTAAACTATAAGGAAGTTAAATCTGAAATGGAAGATATCAGTAGCGGTGACGGTGGATATACATCTCAACCGTTTTACTCTAAGATGGGTGGTGTTGGTAGAGCAACTGCTGATGCATTTAAAGGTATCAGTTCAAGACAAAAGTTTGCAGCACAAAACATGTCTACTGGTGATAAGCTAGGTACTACTTATGCTAACTTTGTAATAGGACCTGTTAATGTTATTGATTCTACACAGATTAGAGATCGTGGTATGAAATTTTCAAATGACTTAAAACTTAATTTTGAATATGAACTTAAATCTCTCAATTATGTTAATCCTAAAATTGCAATGATTGACATTATTAGTAATATGTTAACTATGACTTATAATAATGGACAGTTCTTCGGAGGTGGTCAAAGATATTATGGTAGTGCTGGAGCAGTGGCTAGTCAATTTGGAGATATTAATAAATTAAAACAAGGTGACTTTAGTGGATATATTGGAAGTGTTGTTACAGATGTTGAAACAGGATTTAAGAATGTATTCGGTGGAGGTACTGGTGAATTTAATTTAGAAAATGGTATAGAAGGATTACTTAAAGTTGGTAAAACAATGTTAGGTAATATGCTAGGAGGATTTTTAAGTGATAATGTTGGTGCTGTTTCAGGTACACAAGCATCTAAAGCTTTAATAAGTGCTGAACCTACTGGTGACTGGCATGTAACCGTAGGTAATCCACTTAACCCAATTGTTACAATGGGTAATATGTATTGTGATAATTCAACAATGACATTAGGGCATGGTTTAGGGTATGATGATTTTCCTATGGAAGTTAAATTTGAAATAGATCTTAAACACGGTAAGCCTAGAGATAAAGGTGACATAGAAAATATGTTTAATGCAGGTCGTGGTAGAATTTATGCTTCTGCTGCCGGTGAGGAAGATATTTTAAATTTAGCAGGTGTTGATGTTGCAACCTATGGGTCAGTTAAGGCAGGAAAAACAAACACACAATCTACACAAAGCGCCCCTGCAGGTTCTGTTAAAAGTAATAAGATAAGTAACATTAAAAATAATCCAAATAAACAAGCTACTGGCGATTCGGCCGAATATATTTCTAACACTGTTAGTATGTTTATTGATTCTTAATATAATAATAAAACATGGATGTAAAATCATTAACATTAAAAAATAAATTAATAATAGATGAAACAGGTGAGGGGTATTGGGATCTTACTGCACCGTCATTTATTTATGATTCTGATTTAGGTGTAAAGGCATTGCATTATGTAATGCAAGATGAAGTAGGTAGAATAGATAAAATTTCAAATACCTATTTTGGTAGTGCTGAATTCATAGATGCCATTTGTGTAGTCAATAATATTTTTAATCCTTTTAGTGTTAATGAAGGTGATGTTTTAGTTATACCTAATTTAAGTAGAAAAGATTTAGTTTATAAGAGACCTAATCCTGCGACAAGACCTAATGATGTACAAGAAGCGTATGTGGATACGGGTAGACAGAGTGAAAAGGATCAGGCAAGAATACAGAGATTAATTGAAAAGGCAAAGAAAAGCGAAGCTGGGGTAAAACAACCAATGCCTCCTAATATGCTACAACCTGGACAAGAATCCAAAACGTTCAGTGGAGGTAAGATTCAATTAGGAACTAACTTACCAAGTAGAAACACTAAAGCTAATTAATAATATGTCAGCAGTAGAAAGAAATATACTTACGGTTATTGAACCGACGATAGAGCTTGATGAATTAGAAATCACTGATGTAGAAAGCGGAACAGAAAATTCAGATAATAATACCATAAAAGAAAAACCTAGTAAGTTTTCTACAATGATACCTCTTATTAGAATTAATTCATATGAAGTACAGGGCGATAGATTAGAAATGTTTGAATTAGATTGTACTGGGTTTTATCCTACTTGTAGATTTAGTTTCTTTGATAGGGATGGGATGTTTACTGCTAGATTTTTTCCAAAAGATGGTGATATTATTCAAACTTATATTAGGTCACAAGGTAATGAAACTACATTTAAACCAATAAGAATAGATTTTACAGTAGAAAAAATTGAACCGTTAGGTGGAGGTGGAGCCACGGATACATCGTCACAATTAATGGTTGAAGGCAGAATGCATGTACCAAACCTATTTACCGAAAAGGTACAATTCCAAGATAATACAAGTTGGAATTCATTACAATCAATTGCAGAGGAATTAAAATTAGGATATGCATCTAATGTTGAAGATACTACAGATCAACAAATATGGACAAACCCATATGACACAGCTCAAAAATTTATAGAAGATATAACATCAAATTCATATTTAAATGATGATTCCTTTTTTACTGCATATATTGATCCTTACTATTATTTAACATTTGTTGATGCTAATAAATTCTTCGGACAAGAAGATGATTTAGAAACTAGCCAAATGTTTCAACAAAATGCAATGGACACTATGGGAAGTGGTGATGAAGCGGATAGTGAAACTACGTTTCCTAATATGCTAAGTAACCAATTAGATTTACAAGGTACTGCAAGATACATATCTAAATACCAACAAGTTAACAACAGTGGAAAAATCAGTAAGAATAACGGCTATAAAAGGTATACTCAATATTGGGATCTTAATGCAAAAGAATTCGTAAGTGAATTTGTTGATCCTTTAACTAATGATACTCCAGGTATGATACCTGTTACAAAAGGTAGAACTATTAATGGAGAAGTAGAAGGTCCTAGAACAGATCAAGTTAAATTTAAATTTTTAGGTACACAAGGTGATAATGTACATGAAAATTATTATTATGCTTCCATACAGAATTTCCAAAACCTTGCAGAGATTAATAAATTAGGAATGACGGTTGAATTAGATACAGTCAATCCTGCTATAATGAGGTATAGTAGAATTTATTGTCATATGATGGAAACTGCACAAATGGTAAAAGGTACTTTAACTGCTCCAGAAAATGATGAAGAGGCACCTAGTGATTCTCAGAGAAGAACGGATACACCTGACAATTTAGGTAGTGATGTTGATAATGAATATGGAGTTGTTAATGAATACCTATCTGGATTTTATGTTATAACTGGGATTGAATATTTTATGACAAAAGGACCACAGCCTGGCGGACAAGGATTAAGGCAGAGATTACATTTACGTAGAAGAGAAGTGACTCCGTCTACATAATGAATAAATAAAAAAACAAAGTATAGATGCCAATAACAGATTTAGCAAATCAAAAAGTACCTGAAGGATTAAATGATCTAGCAGCTAACTTTAATAAATCATTTCCTAACAGTTATGATTTTGCAAAGACCTTTGTGCAGACGCCTTCATCTGCAGCAGGTGGTGGAAACGGTGTTACTAGTTTAGATGACCCTACTTATTTAGGTTTTAATATTAGATTTGATATACATAGTCCACTTTTTAACGGTGCTACTACAGGTAATCCTGCAATACCAGCAGGACAGGATCCTACTTCATTTGAAGGGGGTGATGCTGGTGAACAAGGTTCTCATCCTGGTGGAGAATCAGCTGTAGGTTATTTAAATAAGTTAGGTGAGGTTACTAGAGCAACATACTTAAAGGCATTTATACAAGGGCTAAGAGAAATACAAACAACAAGACCTTACTATTTTCAAACTATAGAAGGTTTACAAGAAGCATTTAATAAAACAGTTACAATGACTCCTTATGGTGGTTCTGCTGAAGGTGAAGGTATTACTGTTGGTTTATTAGAGGCAATTGATTTAAAAATGTCTGCATTATTTAATTTGTATAAATCTGCATGTTATGATGTAAAATATAGAAGAACACTTTTACCTATTAACCTTATGTATTTTACGTGTTATGTTGATGTTGTAGAAATTAGGAAATTTAAATCTGTTAGAAATTTTATAAATGCATTAAATCCTTTATCACCTGATCCAGAGCTTAGTAAATTTGTAAATGACAATGCATCAAAGATAACATTAAGATTTGATGAATGTTTATGGGATGTTACTGCAAGTGGTCAGGTATTTGCAAATGTTACAAACATACAAGGTGAACCTGGTAATTTTGCTACCTCATCCATGAAATGGAGTTATGGTGCAGTTGAAATACAATCACAGTTTGCAGGTTACGATTCGGCTTTAATAGATTCAGCGCCTAAACAACCAAAAACATTTGGTGATTTAGCAAAAGCAGCCGGTAAAAAATTATTAGATAAACAAGTAGCAGGTCTTGAAAATTTTGTACAGAGAAAGGCACTAAGTTTTGTACAAGGATTAAAGCTAGGTAATGTTTATGGTTTTATAAATAATGCTTTAAATGTAATTAATAATCCACAAGGTTTATTAGGTACCTTACAGGGAGCTGCTGCACAAGAAGCTACAACCCCAGGATTCCAAGATAATATTGATTCTAATGTTTATGAAGGTGAATTGCCACCAGGCGGAAGTACCCAGACACTGGAATCTACTAACATTATGCCAGAAGGTGGTGATAGACCACCAATAACCCAAACTAATATATTTGGTACTGCCCCATCTGGACCAGCACCATTAGAACCTAGTAATATATTTGAAGGAGATATTCCACCAGGAGGTAGTACACAAAGTATAGAAAGTAGTAATATATTAGAAGATTAATAAATGGGAAAGTTAACGACAAAAGACTTAAAGGATGATAATCTAAAAGGTACTCAATGGATAGGTATTGTTGAAGATACTGAAGATGATATTTTTGAAGGGAGATGTAGAATTAGAGTTTTTGGAAAAATGGATCAAAGAGAAGATCCTGAAGATCCACAAAGCGCATACTTAATGCCAACTGAATCTTTACCTTGGGCAAGACCGTCGGTTGCTTCTTCAGGTGGAAGTAACACTGGGAGTGGTACATTTTCAGTACCTAAACTCGGCACTGTATTAAGAGTAACTTTTGATAACGGTAATTATTATTCTCCCGTGTACCATGAGTCCCTATACCCTTCTGATGAGACGAAGGCGGAGATAGAGGCTGCTTATCCTAACTCACATGTATTAATATATGATACAGCTTTTGGTTTAACAGGTGACTTACAATCAGGTAACCCTGAAGTAACAAATGAAAGAGAAGGCGAACACATTAAAGTTTTCTTTACAGAGGAAAAGGGATTAATGATGGATTATACTACAACTGAAGGTCCAACAACTATTAATGTAAAGCCTGATAATTCGGTTCATATTATTAATGCCAATGGAGATTCTATGGTAATGCTTAATGATGGTAATATAACATTTACTCATTCTGCTCAGTTTACAATTAATAGTGGAGCTGATACTGTAATTAATGCAGATACTAATTGTCTTATTAATTGTGTTGATGCTGTTATAAGTGCTACTGGTAAAACTCATGTAAATTCTCCTAAGATTATTTTAGGAGAGACTGGTACTGATGCTGTACTTAAAGGTACTCAGTTTATCAATGATCTTTATAATAACCATACTCATATTGGAAATCATGGAGCACCAACTAGTCCGCCAATGGCACCAGGAAATCCTGCATTAAGTACGAAGAATACTACTGACTAATATATAAACTATAAATTAAATAATTAAATTATGCCATTAGTACCATCAATAATATTAGCAGCTATGGACTCAGCATTTGTTGCAGGAATCACTGCAATGGAGGCAGCTGCTCAGACTAACATAGACAATTCAAAGGAAATAGTTACTGAAACTGAAATTAAAGCAGCAGGAGGAGCGGCCTTTGCTGCTATAGCAGGGCCTGCTATCGATGCATACATAAGATCACAAACTTTAATTGTACCACCAGGACAACTTGTAGTGGCACCACCACCGGCAGGTGCTGGAGCAACCACATCACCATCTCCACCAATTATTCCTGTATAACTTAAACAATATGGACTGTAAGATGTATAACTATTATATGTCAACAAGGTAATATATAATCTATAATCACGCTTTAATAAAAAATAAATGACTGAACAAGAAATAACCGTACAACTAAGTGACGATCCATTTGACACAAAGACAATAAAGGTACAAGTACCGAAGGGAACTAAATTATTATGTACTGAAATGTATGCTGCTGATGTAATGAAAATGTATGATTTAGCAGATGAAGAAATTAAAAGATTAACTTTATCTGAAGAAGCTAATAATTATATTACACAAGGAGAAATTACATATATTAAAACCAGGAAAGATATAATTGATGGCGAAGAAGTTGAAGTTAAAGTAGAAGCCTTGGTTGATATTTCAAAAAAGAATACTGCTGTTTGTATTTTAAACAAAGAATCTAAAGAAATCGTTGATCAATTAGAAGTTGGTATGATGGTGGATATTAAAGTAAAGAATTCTAAACAAGGAACTTTATATGCTTCCATCAGTGATGCAATGGATGAAGTAAAACGACAAGAAATTTATAATGCTATAGGAGATAAGACTATAGGATTTACTGGTAAAGTAAAGGAACTTATACATGGTGGTTACTGGGTAGACGTTGGTGGAGTTCAATGTTTTATGCCAGGTTCACTAGGAGGTTTAAATAAATTAACTAACTTTGAAAAACTTGTAGGTAAAGAATTAATTGTAATGCCTATAACATATTCTAATGAAAAACAAACAATTGTAGTATCTCATAGAGAATACTTAAGAACGATGATTCCTTCTGCGGTTGAAAATCTTAGAGAAAATATTAAAGAACATATTACTGGTATTGTAACAGGGGCTACAAAATTTGGTGTCTTTGCTGAATTTAATGAATGCTTAACAGGTCTTATTCCAAAAAATGAATTGGGTGAAGAAACATTAGAACTATTTGATAAAAGAGATATTAAACCAGGTGATAAGATAAGTTTTTGGGCTAAAGAAATAATTTCAGAAAGAAAAATTATTTTATCTCAAGCAGGTCCTAAAATAGATTTATGGGATGGTGCCGACGAAAAGTATAAACCTATGATGGTTACTGAAGGTAAAGTTACTAAAGTTACTAAGTACGGTGCATTTGTTGAATTAGAAAAAGGCATTAGTGGCCTAGTACATAAAACTAAATTAAAGAATATTGAACTTAGTAAAGGTGATACTATTAATGTTAAGATTGGAAGTGTTAATGTTAGTGACCGAAAGATTACCATGAACTTAGTATAACCTATATCCTGGTTTGGAATATATAAACAAATCAGGATAAATATGTATTCTAACGAACAACTTAATGCTATACATTCTTCAAAGATAGGTTTTGAATTTGAGTTCTTTTCAAATGAAAATCTTGACCTCACTAAGGATGGTTTAAGCAGGGCTTTAAACAAGAAAATCAGAATAGAGGAAAAGGCACATAGTGACTTTGCTCCAACAGAAGATACTTTTAAATTAGAACCAGATAATTCCGGTGGAACTGGAATGATAGAATTGGTAACTGGACCTTTACCATTCGTTGAAGCTAAATTAGTTATGGCTAAAACATTAAAATGGATTAGGGAAAACGGAAAGACTAATGAAAGATGTTCTATTCATATTAACATTGCATTTGATGGAAAGAAACTAGGTCCTATTGTTAATATGTCAAAATTAGATGTAGGTAAATTTGTACTTAATTTTGATGAAAGCAAAGTATATGAAGCTTTCCCAAATAGAAAAGATTCTGTTTATGCAAAATCAATAAAATTTATTGTACCTTTGAGTGGAATGACTCAACCATCACCAGAAAAAAATCTTTGGAAAAACTATATGTTTGTTAAAGAGAAGTATTATGGTATTAATTTTGAGAAGCTACAAAAAGGCTATATTGAATTTAGATATCTTGGTGGTGCTGATTATGAAAAGAAGTATTCTACAATACTTTCAATGACCGAGCATTTTATTACTTCATTATATGAAACGTTAGTTAACCCACAATATAACGAAACAGATTTAAAAGTTTTAGATAAGATTTTAGAAAAACATAAAACTGTTATTGAATCTTACCGAACATATTCTTCGTTTAAAGAAAAGTTTCCGAACATTCATTTAATGATTGACCTCCAAACATATGATCAAATTGTTGAAATGTATTATCCTAAAATTAGAGAAAAGATTTTTGATTTAATTACAAAGGCTGATATGAATGAAGGTTTAATTAATTATGATGCTGATACTGGTAGAATGCAAATAAAGGATGCCAAATTAATGAGGTGTTTTGAAATAAGCGGAGTTGATATTGTAGATTCTGTTATTCAAGGTAACATAGTTAACTGTGATATCTTTGGTTGTGATTTAAAGAATGCATCTGTATTTGAATCAAATCTTTTTGGTGCCACTGTAGCTGAAGATTGTAAAATAGAAGAATCTTATGTAAGTAGAAATGTTGTATGCCAGGACAGTTATGTATTTGGTAAGAGAGGAGTTTTTAGCGGAGAAATGATTGGTGGCATTTTTAGACATGGGCGAGCAACAAAACTTGCAAGGTTTGGTGATAAAACCGAAGTAATAGAAATAGAAAAAATTAAGTAAAGATATGGCTAGGAACAAAACTTGGTGTAACCCAGATTCACAAGAATGTTTGGACGCATTGATTAAAGAAATTAACGATGACTTAACAGTAGGTTGTCAGATACCTTTTACAGTACCTAAAAAAGAATTGGCTCATATTATAAATAGGGCTAAAGATTATTTTTATAAAATATATGAAGACAGTGTAGAAGAAATGTTTATTGCTTTACCTAGATCTGCATGGCAAGAAAAAGATTTTAGACAAGGTATTAGTCATAATGATACTAGTGGCGCTGATCATAATAAGTTATCAGAAAAGGATGTAAATAATCCTAGAGGTGTTGTAAAAATGCCTCCAACTGTTTGGGCAGTAAATAATGTATTTCAAATAGGTGGATTTTCTGGTGAAGACGGTGGTTTTGGTAGTAATTCATTTTCAGCTGGTGATGTTGACTTTTCATTAGATAAATTTATATACTCTGATGTATATGGTGCAGGGATAGGTTCTGAAGAATTAATGTACTATGTAATAAATTCAAAATATATTGATAACGCAAGACAGGCTTTACAGGCTCAGATATCATACAGTTATAATAGACTAACTAAAAAATTCAGATTTCAGGGAGAGTTACCTAAATATGGTGCATGCATATTTCAGGTTTATAATACTATTCCTGATTGTGATCTTTTTCAAGATGAGGCATTTATAAGATACTGTATTGGTATGGCTAAAATCCAATTAGCTAGAATAGTTGGAACCTTTACATTTAATTTACCTGGTAATATTACAATTAACTATGACTTAATTTCAGGCGAGGGCCGTGAAGAAGTTGATGCTGTAGTAGAAGAGATAAAAGGTGATGAAGGTGTTGATTACTTTTTCACAGGATAAAATATAATCTAAGACCCTCAAAAAATGTAGAGAATATATAATAAAAGAATATTCTCAATGATTAAAGAAATATACAGTAGAGATGTGGATGCCCCAAAATACAATGATGATGTAATTGAGGTAACAGATGAGCTACAACAACTTATTCTGAAGATAGAAAACTGTTTATTTACAAGACAAGGTGATGTTCTAGGTGCTCCTAATTTAGGATGTAATTTAGATGATCTTGTCTTTTCTTTGGTTTTAAATGAATCTGTAATTGCTCAAAAGATTAATAGTCAGATTCAATCATATTGCTTAAACAGTAGCAGTTCTCAATTTGGTGTTGATACGAGAGTAAGTTTTTACAGCACAATTGAAAGGAACGGTTGTTTGGTTGATATTTATGTAAACGAACAAAGAGTCATTGGGGCTTTATTTTAAAAATAGAATAGTTGATGTCATTTTTTAGTAAAACACGAATTAAAGCAACAGAGTTATTCTTTGATGCATTCCAATATTTACAGCGCCAATACGAACAAGCTGGTGAAGTATTTACCCCTGCATCACCGTTCGGTCAAATACTTACCGTTGTTGCTAACTTAGGCGAGCTTATTATGTTTTACATAGAAGCTGTTGCAACGGAGCTTAATATTAGTAGAGCCAGAAATATAGAATCCATCTACGGTCTTTCAAGATTAACAGGGCACGATCCTACTAGAGGAATATCAGCACAAGGTATCATAGGACTTAGACTTAATACATCTGCATCTACTTTAGTTGAAGGTGATTATGTACAAATACTTAATTATGCTGAATGTGAGATAGGGCAAAACAGTTTGTCATATTTTATAAAATTTGATAGTGATTATATTAGATTAGAAAAATCTACAAGGCAGTTTGTAAATGTAGAGTTAATACAAGGTGAAATTGAAGACCAAACATTTACAGGTACTGGTGAGGATTTACAGAGTTATAATCTAACCACAAAAGATCCTACTGATCAATATATGGTAGATGTTCATGTTGATGGTAAATTATGGAAAAATGTAAATTCATTATATGACATGAATAATGGCGAGGAAACTGTAATGGTTAAAACTAGTGTAAATGGAGGTTTAACAATTTTCTTTGGTAACAAACAATTTGGTCAACCGCCTGCCCTAGGATCTATTATTAAAGTTACTTATGTAAAGACTAGAGGATCAGCTGGTAATATTGGAGGTAAAAATTTAGATATTAAGTTTAAAGATCCTGCAACAGATCCTACTGGTCAGGATGTTGATCTTAATGAAGTACTATCATTAAACATTGTAAGAAACCCTATGTTTGGATCTGATAGTGAAGATCCAGCTTTTACTAGGCTGATTGCACCTTACCAAAGTAATTCATTTGTATTGGCAAACCCAAATAACTACATTTATTATTTAAGTAAATATGATTTCTTTTCTTTTGTAGATGCCTATAATACAAAGGATGATGAATATTTAGATGATGATAATATTGTATACTTATTTTTAATACCTAACATTGCTAAGAAGATAACTAGTGATAAGGATTATTTTAATGTACCGGTAGAAGAATTCTCTATGACACCTGATGAAAAGGAAATGGTATATGAAATATTAAACCAGAGCGGTAGACAGATCGTTACTGCTGAGGTTAGAATTAATGACCCAATAATTAAAAGGTATGCGCTGAACATTGTAATAAGATATGTAGAAGGTTTTGATAAAGATGAAATACATGCAGCTATAAGAGAACAATTGAGTACTTATTTTATATACATTAATAGAAGAGATAGAATTCCTAGATCGGATATTATTTCAATTATTGAAAATGTAGATGGTGTAGATTCAGTAAATGTATTCTTTATCTCAGAAGAAAATGAAAAAGCAATCAGAGATGGGTTTTATGAAGTACCAACATACGGCACAGATCCGGTAACAGACCAAAAAGTATTAATAGAAAGTAAAAAGGTTGAGATCAAAGAAGGAGAAGATCCTCAACTAGGATTAGATGAATTTGGTGATGTCGTTATCGGCCCTGAAGATTTAGCAATAGTAAGAGGCGGTTGGGAAGATCGTAACGGTACATTCTATGAAGCAACACCAAACAAAAATGGTATAAGTTCTCTTAATATATTCTTTAAAGGTACTATTCCAAATAACCTTTATAATAAAACTCAACAATCTAAGTTTCAAGATTTAAAGAGAAATAGAGGTACTACTATTGCAACATCAGGAAATTCAAGAAGTACAAATACTGGAAGGTTAAAAGATAACCCAACACTAAAAGCAATACAAGGAAAGTAATATGAATAAGTTTACAGAAAAAAGGACAGGTATGCCAAGCGTTTATAAAGCAACTTATGAGGAAGGTTGGATTCTTAAAAACCAAGGTAATGACTATAATGAAAATTTAATGAGAAATTCGTTTTCTAATTATATGTTTAGAAATGAAAGACTTGGTACCTTTATAGATTCTTATTTAAAACCTATCATGACATTTTGGATTAATAAAGTTAAGTACCTTAGAATATATTATAATTTTGGAGTACCTAAAGATTATCAAAAAATAAACTAAGATGGCTAACAACTGGCAATATTTGAATTTCTTTGATAAGAATGGAAAGAATTATAATTTTGAATATGATTCTTCTTCCGATAGGTGGTATGGGTCTATTTATTTACCTGAGGTATCTATTGGTTTATTTGAAGTAGGTCAAATATTTATTCTCCAGGAATTTATAAATAAAAATACCAACACCAAGCAGTTTGGGTTTCCACATGGGTTAGAGGTAGTAACAGGAACTACTGGCTCTACAAATGGAATATGCAATTGGTTAGTAGACTGGGAAACTTCTAACCCTACAGAAATTTTATTATTTCAATTTAATACAGATTTTAATACAGGTACACAAAGTGCATTGGTACAAGAACAGGATGGGCCACCTTTGCAAATTTTATCAGAATTACAAATATCGTTAGACGGTGATCCTAGTTATGCGGTTAGCCCAGAAGGATATATCATTACAGATAAAATTAGATCTGAGGCATTACAGATTAACTTGGCAATAAGATCTGAAACTGAAAATACTTTTAAAAGAACATTATTAATCAAAGATGAATGCACAGATACAATTATTGCTGAAGTTTTGGTTTGGGGTGAAACTATCGGTGAGGATGAAAGATTATCGGTAATGACTCAGAATATGGGTTATAATATTTTGGAATCAGATAGTGACATATTTAGAAATACTAATATAAAGGAATTATTACCTGATTTTGAGGAAGTAAATTTAAAGAGAAAAGAAATAATGTTAGAAGGCTCTAATGTTTATCCTTTCATAGGTTCTTACAAGGGACTTATTAATGCTATTAAATTTTTCGGATATGATACCTTACAAGTAAAAGAGTTTTGGAAAAATGTTGATGCCAATTCACCACAGTTTGGTAAATACATACAAAGTAATAATATTGCTTTATTTGATCCTGTAGTTAATTATAATGATAGGTCAATAACATTACCTAATAAAAAATTTAGAAAAACTAGTTTATTTAGTTTAGTTTATAGAATTAATGAAATTATTCCTGATAGATACGATGAAGAAGATCTACCTTTAACTGAAGAAAATTATGATTTTACTATTGAGGAAATTCTGTTAAAGTTATTTGGTCTTAAGAAAAAATTAGAAAATGAATTTTTACCTTTAAACGCTAGAATTAAAGATATTACAGGTGAGGCTGACTTCTTTGGTTTATTAGAGGTTGTAAATACTTTAAGCAGAAATGATAAAAAAGAGATAACTGCAGGTATTGATGCAAGTTTTAAATTATCAACAGATGATTGTATTTACATGGAAGATCTTAGATCATTTAGTTCTTTTTGTCTAGCATCTGAAGCAATTGTAGATGAAGCAATTATTAATTATTGTAATGCATATATTGCACCTCTTAATTCTGCAAATAATATAGGAAGAAATATTGTAATAGGTCCAATTAATACAGGTACTGATTATCCACCATCACCAATAGGGCCTGATTTTAATGGCCCTCTAGGAGAACCGTTTGATGGGAGTAATGTTACTGTGCAAGGTTTAGCTGATGCATTTCTAGCTTACTTTACAAGATATGCACCTAAACTTAATAGAGTAGGTGCGTGGCCAGATGGGGAATCATCATATTATTTACCGGATAAGCCTGGTATTCCTGTTGGTGCCATGACAGTATTAGAAAATACTTCATTTAATAATATTACATGGGATAATGTGGATTCAACATGGAATCAATTAAATGATGCTAATAAATTTTTTACTTTTGATATTGATCCACAAGGAGTAACCGCTGGGGATGTTTTTACTATTAATGATCCTATTACAAATACAGGTGCTACTTATACAGCTTTACCTGGTGATACTGAAACTGATGTTAGAAATGAACTCTATAATCAGTTAATAGCATTAAAGACTACATTCATTGACCCATGGGTGTTTTGGGATATATCAAAAGAGACTGGAGTAACTGGAGATGTGATTAGATTATTTGGTCAAAACGTAGACAGATTAACTCTAACTTGTGAATCTGCCTATGGTTCTGAATTATTGTTTAATCAATTACCTGGTGAAACATTATTTACATGGGATGGGATTGAGCGAGGTAACTTTGAGGAAATAGAATGGACTATACATAAGGAAGCTACTGATGTTTCACCGGAATACTTCAGGGTATTTAGAGGCCCATTATCCCAGTATAATAAACTCCCATTAATATTACCGTATGTTGGAATTTATAGTGTAGAAATGAAACTCTATGACCTATATAATAACATTTCATCGCACGTTAAGAATGATTTTATTTGTGTTGAAAGTAGAGAAGTAGAATATTCAGGATGGTATCAATCCAGAAAGGAAAACTATACTTGGAATAGCGAAGCAAAATATATTTGGAATAATTATGGATCTTTATGGAATTTACCTATAGAACCTAAAATAACATGGGAAGAAGAAACTCCTAGTTTATATGCATCTCTTGATAGAGTTAATGCTATTTTAAATAATTTTGGTTTAGGTTCTTCTCCTGATTTTCAATTATTAAATTACCAAGATGATGGTAAGGCTAGTTTTTCTGGTCCATATAGATGGGATAATTTAAATGTAGGTGGATGGAATGATACATATCATCTGTGGTGGGATATGACAAGTACGACAGGTGATACTCCTGCTTTCTTTCAATTTAAAGAAGTTGTGCCTGAAACATATTTAAAAATTACAGATGTTAATGGTGAAACCGCAGAGCATTATTTTGATATAAATACTACTACATTAGCACAAGCAGCAGCAGGCTTAAATACTAGTACAAATAGAATTATTAATAAGTATGTTTATAATGTAGTCTACGATGCTTCTAGTAACCAAAAATTTATACAAGCGGTCTGTAGATATTTCGGTGTACATGGTGATTGGTTATATATTGATATTATACACGCAAACGGAAGTAGAGTATGCCCTTCAACTGGAGTAACTGGAGTACCATTCCCTACAGGTACCTTAGACTGCCCTAGTTTAATTTATAGAAAAGGGTTACATAAAGCAAGTAACCCTACATGGAATACTGCTAAATTTATTAATGATGGAAAAGTATTACCTAAAATGAGTTGGTTGATGTTTGTTTATGATAAATGTAAAATTCCAGGAAAGGCCAATCCTAGATGGATTATTAAGAATACAACTAACTCAAACATGGCCGATATATATTTTGAGAGTAAATACTTAACTTATCTGTTTAAGCAACCAGGGAAATATGAAATCACCCTTGAACTTACAGATACGAATGGGAATAAATATAAAAAGGGTAGAAATATCCTAGTAATTAAATAAACAAAAGAAATGGCAATTAGCGTAACAGAAATTCTTGGAACAGATTCATTATCTGGGTCTAGACTAGTATTGAATGATAACTTCAATATTTTGACCAGTGAAATTAATGCAATGGAGGTTTACTTTAATCCTACTGCTGGTACTATTACTAATCTTAATGATGTTAAGACAGAATCATTAAGAGTAGGTTTAAGTACCATCTTATTAGATATTAATGCTTCAACCTTCGATGTTTTAACCAATGTTAATATGACAGGAAACCTAAACCTAAATGGTGGAGGTTTAGTCAGAAATGATGTTGATCCACAAACATTAAATGATGGATTTGCAACAGGTTCACCTGGTGTAATTACAGTTGGTACAAGTACAGCTGTTCCACCATATACTGTTGAAAGGGTTGGTAATAGTACAGGTACAACTGTAACTATTCAGCTTAATGATGGTACAATTGGTCAAGAAATATTCTTTGTCTATTCTGAAGCACAGACTGGTGTTATTAATATTACCGGTGCAGTAACTCCATTAGTATTACCAGGTGGTACTAGTATTGAGTTAAATGAACAAGGTAAAACTGTTCACTTACTATGTGTTGATGATGGATTTGGAAATGGAGTTTGGTACTTAGTAGGTGGAACCGGATATACAATAGTTTAATAAAAAGAAAAGGAATACATGGCAACGACGCCTTTAATTAAAACACCGCAGGCGGATGGAGGTACTTTTTATACCTTCTCCTCATCTGCACGAGATCTTTCAAAGACCCTTAATAATGATAATCTTAAGTTGGTCTTTTCTAAGTTTGTGCTTTTGAATATACCTGATTTTGATAAATTAGATCCTAATACATTTAGTAATTATGAAAACTATATGCAATTTGATACTATTGATGGTATGATTGCTAGTGGTGGTCTTAAAGGTGATCCTAATGTTAACTTTACCGAAAGTCTTCAAAATTATGCGCTGAATTTAGAAGAATTAATTATTAGTGATGCTAATTACGATAACACCGTACAAAGGTCAGTAGCAGAACGAGTATTTTTCAAATGGATGAAAGAGACTGGGGCAATGAGGTTCAGGGCCGCTACTAATCTTGAAAAAAATCCAGGAGTAACAAGACCTTTATTTGTTGAAGAAGATGAACAACCAACAGGAAGTAGACAATACAGAAGAGTTGTAAAATACATAGGTGATATTGATATTGTTAATAATGTAGATAAAGCAGGTGAAGCTTATACAGAACTTTACATTAATGTACCAACAGAGGTTGGTGGTACCCCAACAATTTTATTTGATACAATTTCTGATTCAAATTATCAACCTAGTTTAAAAATACAAGGTAAGGATGAATTTATTTTAGGTCGTAATGCAAGTACAGTACAACCGCAAGGTTTAAGTATTAATGCTTTTTATGATTATGATCAACCTCTTTTAGGATTAGGTCCTGCTGGTTATACCGATCCAAATGCAAATTGGATGGATGAGCCTACGCCGCCGACTACAACAGATTCTTATTTTACCGAACCTGTAACTTTTACTAATCCTGTTAGTGTAGATATAAGAAAATACCCAGCTGATTATGGTAGCCCTGCAGGTTTTACTGGATCTGCTTATGTGAGGTCCGAGTTAGATGGTATTAGTGTTGATTTTACTGCTAATGATTATGAACAGATTATAACCGATCCTACTATTTCTACAATACCTCAATTCAATGGTACTGATTTAGCAAGTACATTTGAATTTAATTCCGTATTAGTTTATTATGACTTAGTAGATACAAGTAACACTGCAAATACTGTTACCAACTTATATGGTATTTTATTGGTAGATAATATTACACCTACTACAGATGGAGGATATATTCAAAGATATCCTAAATATAAACCTAATAAAGTTACAGGACAAAATGGAAATAGTTATGGATTTAAAATCAATTTACGATTTGATGCTTCGCCAGGAACGGCCGGCATCGACACAATTGTTAATGACTATAATACATTTTCAATGCAGCTCTTCAGTGAAGCGACTGCACAGTTACAAGAATCAGCAAAAATATTCCAAACCCAGCAATTAGAAATTTCTGAGTTAGACCAAAAGGTCCAAACCTTAGAAAATCAAATAACTAATGTTGCTGATGTAACTTCATTACAAGCGCAGATCACAAGTGTACAAGATCAATTAGATAATGCTAATTTAGCTTTTGCAAATGATACAGTTTTATTAGACCTTATTGCTAAAAACTCTGATGAGATTCAGTCTTTAGCTAATGGTAATGTACCTATTAGTTTACAATATAACACTGATGTAGTTAGACAAGGGACTGGTATAACTGTTGATACCAATGTACCTAATCTCATTACAATATCATTAGCAACACAAGAATATACTTTCATGGTACCGTTTGATAATAGTGAAGTTCAAATCACTACAGTTAATCCATTGAATCTAAACCAAGCAATACCACAGGTATTTACAGAATTAAGATCTTACACTAATATGTTAAGGCTTGATACTGTTAATGAGGCAGGTGGTGATTTAAATATTTATGTAAATGATACAGGAATACAATGGAAAACAGGGCAAACATTAAGATTAACATTTAACAATTCTTTAGATATAGGATCAAGAAATATAAGAGTTTGGACTGATGCACCAAGTAGACTTAATACAGGTTCTTATGGAGTATCTATGGGAGTTATACAAAATGCAGAAATATCATCTAAACCTATTATAGAATTTATATGCACAGAACAAGGAGTTCTGAGTTTCGTTCATGATGTGATTAAATAAATAATATAATAAAAGAAAGAAGAAAAATAAATGGCTGAAAATAATTCAATATCAACAATGCTCCCAGAGCTTCTTAGACTTTTTAATAATTCATTAGAAAGTTTTGAGAAAGTTAATCAGGCCATAACCTCAAGCAATGAGTCGGTTACTATTAATATACAAAATAATAATGGAACTAATTCTAGAGTAACTATTCCAAGTTTTGGGTTTTTAAAGAATTCGGTAGATAGATTACAGACCAATATTGATACACTTACTAATCTTAATGGATCAAATAGTTCAATAAGATTATCTGATGGTACATTTAGAAAATTGGTTTTGGCTAAACTTCCAACAGAAGCACAGGATTTAACTTCAATTAATACCATTGAAAATTTTAATATAAAACCTAATTGGTTTTTTGAAGAACTAATTAATCCGCTTCTTTATATTTCATTTGATTTAACTGGACAAGTTCCTATTGATACTGAACGAGCAATTATTCAGCGTTACATTTTAAATACGAATACTCAAACTAAAGTTAACTTTTTTAATAATTCTTATTTAGGTAGAAGTGATATTGATTATAATCAGTTTTTACAAGAAATAGTAGAAAAAAATATATCATATGTATTAGATGAGGCTGTTGTAGATTTACCACCGAGAGTTAAAAGATATACTGGAAACTTTAGTGTACTAAGAATATCAGATGCAACAGTTACAGAGGAAATAAACGGTGTTAGCGTCACTTCACAAAGGAAACAATATAAACTAAATAAGATATTTTATACTGATGCTGAGGCTGATTTTGATGACACAGTACAGCTATCAGTCGGTGATAGTTTGGAAGTTATAAGTGATCCTATTACTACAAGGTATAAAGTTACTAAAGTTGATTCTAGTACTAATACAGTTATTGTAGAATTAGTAGAAGGTTATGAAGCTATAAGAATTGGTGCAGATGTATTAAAGATTGCATCCTCACTAGAAGATAATGTTCAAGTAGATGTTACTGTTGGGTTTAATGAAAGATGTGTAACTTTTGTAAAACCTATTGACCCAGATTCAAAAATACCTTCTGTGAATTGGTCGCCAGGTAGTGCGTTCTACACTAACACATTGACTACTGTTAATGAAGGTGGCGTTGAGCAAACCTTAGCCGAATATTATCAACAAAGCGCTATTGATTTTGGTGCTATGTTACTTTCCTTTGCAGATGATAGAATGCCTACTACGAGGGAAGGTGTTAAGCCTAATGCACCAGTCTTAAATGATGGGGATTTTGCGGTTAAGTTAATTAATGGCCAAGTAAGTGATGCTCCGGCTATTGTGGAATTAACAGATTTAAATAATCAAAAAAATACTATAGAAGCTACACTTAAAGAATTAGATGGTGCAATTTCTCAAAGCAGGACAAAAATACAAACTACTAATTATTCAACTGAAGTTGAAAGAGATGCTGATGTAAATGCTTTACAAGGTCTTATTACAGAAAGGTCTTCACAAGGACAATTATATTCATCGGTTGTAAAAGAAATTGATGCTAAAGCAAAAGATAATTCAGTATCATCTATTTCACCTAAATATAGGGCAAGAGGATTTTGGTCAATGCCAGAAGAAAAGTCTACACCAGCAACTGGAGTTCAATCTATTGTAAAGTTTAAGACTAGGTATCGTTATTTATCTAGTGATGGTGCAGCTAACCCTGTAGATCAATTTAATTTTATTGATGGGTCAGGTGTTAGTCAAGGTGCATTTTCAAATTATAACATTATAGACAGTACATTAAGACCTAGGATTAAAAATTCTATCACAGGGGTTTATGAATGGGTTGAAATAGATGCGGATAACGCCGATGCCGTAAACATTAATCAATTAGATATACCTATTAGAAAAGGTGAACAGGTAGAAGTCCAAGTAAAATCAGTATCTGAGGCAGGTTGGCCAACCAATCCACTAGAGAGTGATTGGTCAAGATCTGTTGTTATACCTTTCCCAGCTGATCTGAGTTCTGATAATGCAGTAGAGGCAATAATTAATCAAAATCAACAAGACTTAGCTAAAGTTTCATTAGAAGAAGATTTAAATGAATTAGGTATACAACAACATTTAAGCAGTTCTTTTACAGCGAATGAAACTTATTATGCGCATTCATCACCAGTAATTGCATCAGGCTTTTTATCAGAAAACCAAACGCCAATTGATTTGTTTACTAAATTACAAGAAATGCAAAATCAATTAGATTTATTTGCTGAAATACTTTCTAATGCGCAAGGAGAATTGGTTTGTCAGTTAATTGATGATCAAGGTAATGTTACAAGAATTAAGAGAAATGCTGTAACTAAAGTATTTGCTGGATTTTATTCACAGGAGGTGTCTAACTTAGATGATCCAAGAGGTGCTGTAATATCTAAAACATTCTTTATTAATTTATCAAACCGAGAACAGACTGGTTTAAGATTAGTTTCTAGGATAGCAGGAAATAGACAAAGAATGGTTAAACAATCAGAGGATCCTAACTACAGTGTAGCTCAAGTAACTGGAGGTAGTACTATTTTACCTGCAACATATTCATGGTTAGATAATAGCCAAGCTAATCAGAGTAATGGTAGGGCTACATATATATCATCAGATGTAGATTATAATACAGTCCGAAAATATGATTTAACTCCAATTCTTTTAACCAATCCTACTGTTAATGCTGATTGGAAATATGGTCAAACTACTTCATTAGCACCATTTCAATCTACGCAAAATAAAAACCAATTTATTAATAGTAGATTTAATGATGTATCATCTGAGGAAACTTTCTATAGTTACATTAACCCAGATGGTGACTATACATTTAATTTGGATACTGCTGAAAACTTTTATGGTAGAAGTACTAATACTAATATTGTTTCAGAAACTGAATTTATATGGGGTGGTGGTTTTGATGTAACTACAGGAGAGCCGACTACAGCGGGGACTTATCCTTTAGGTGATGATAATACTTTAGAGGTACATACTAGTCATCCTATAGTACAAAGTATGGATGCATTTAGACAAGCATACATAAGAGCTACTGGAGATACTTTCACTCTAGGTAATATAGGAGATCCTATAACTTCTACACAAGCTGACTGTACAACAGGTGGTAATGGTACTGCTAATGTTATGTTTAGACAATCTAAATTTATGAATCTGCAATCTGATCAACCGTATGGGAAGCAACAGTCAATATACTTAAATGAAAATTCAATAAAGCTACAAGAAATGGCCTCAACATCAACATTAGCAGGTCAAACATGGACTTCTGGGCAAACATTAATAGCTAGCCCTTCTATCGTAGCAATAGATGCTCTATCTGATGCAGTAGATCCTAATATAGTAAACAGTGGAAATGGATATGAAAGAAATACTAAAAATTCATTTGAAACATTTGATCAATATACACTAGGTAAACAATCAGTAGGTTCTTATTTATTTATGTCTGCTGATGCACACCAAAGTATACAAATGAATGGTGATTCAATACAATCAGAGGCTATCATTCAATTTGGGCAACAGAATTCAATTAACATTCCACTAGTGTTTCAATATAGGATGACCGATTATTTTGGTACTGGTGATGGTTCTGCTGGAGGTCTAGGAAATATCGGAGGTGATAGTACAGGTGCAACTGTAAACCTTACCTATGCAAAGAAAGTCGGTTTTGATATATTCCCTAATAACCAGGATGTTTATCAATACGACATAGAGGTATTTGCTAAATATAGATCTGATAATTTAAATATTGATGTATTCCCAACTAAAACAGTTACTAAAGGTTTAAACGATTTGGAAAAAGTATTAACTAAGTTAAGCCCAACCGTTACGGCAACTAGAGTAAATCAAGTTGTTAGAGGTGGTGGTGGATCTGCTAGAGGTGGTGGTGTGAATCGAGGGTTTGCCCAAGAAACTGATGTAGACGGTGGAGGCTTCCTGTAACATTTAGTTTTCACTACCTTCATGGTGAATAAATAAAAAAAGTGAGAATTAAATGGCCGAAAAACTCTTTGATAAAGCATCCTATGGTATAGTCAGAACTAATCCTAAGTTAACAGGTAATGTTAAATTGGTGAGTAACGGTGAAGACTTATATTTAGAATCTTTTAATGCCAACACAGAATTATCAGCTGCATCATTTAAAGCATTTAAGATTAGCGGTAAAGATACTTATGACCGCGATGTCTGGAAATTTTTCCAAGGAGGTAAATTCCCTGCACAGTTGGCATATGAAGTATTTCAAGAATATCAAGATGTAGCGGTACTTTCACAATACCAAAACCAGTATGAAATGTTTTATTCTGCTGGGGCTAGATCTGTTGCATCTGCTTCTTATACTGAAGATTTAGGTATGTTAGCTCCAATATGGCTAAACGAACAAATACCTAACAATTTTGTTATTTTTAGAATAGATAATCCTGCTGCTGTAAATAATATAAATGAATCTTTACAAAATGCTAATTATCTTAATGCACAAACATCTGCAGAGTTTAATAAAAATGTTTTAGAAAATTGTACAGCAATTAAAACATTTGATTTAACAAGCAATAGTTTATTAGGGTCGTATATTAGAAATTATAGAAATCAAGAATCATTTCCTAAATCTCCTCTTAATATTTCATGGAGAAAAGATGAGCCTATACAATGGTCAGGTATAAATTACAGTAAAGGTGGATTTACACAAGCTGGTAGTTTTTCATATGATGGTTTAGTTACACAGGATACTACTATTATTAATAATGAATTCTTTTTTACTGAAGGGTTTGAAAGAAATAATGTCTTATTGGCTAATTTGATTAACATGGAATTCTTATTCTCTGACATTAATGCAGAAGAGTATTCAATTAATAGATATTTTGGATTATATGTTAATGAAGTAGAAGAAGGTTTATTTGATATATCAGGTGAAGGCTTTTACAAAAATACAGAAAAAACACAGTTGCCTAAAATAAAATCGGTTACTGAGGTATCTCAATTTTTAAATACACCATTTGAAATAACTAACTCTAATGGGGTACTTATTTATTTAGACCCTGCTAAAACTACTACAACCACTGGCTTACCAACTCCTCCTAGAGTAAATGAAGTTGAATCTATTTTCTATGTAAAGGATAAGGATAATCAATTTCATACAATTAAAAAGGGCTCAACTTGGGGGGAAAATCAAATAAGACTATTTGATACTAAGATTGATATATCTAAGATTGCTGGATTTAAACAGCCTGATACTTTTGCAAATGCTAGTATATTAGAACAAAAAGGTAAAGCCACATCATCATTTAAAATCTTAAATGAATTAACTAACGGTTTTAAAATTACTTTTTATGATGGTTTAGATTTAGTTGGGGAAGTTGCAGCAAGTACAGCCGAAGCACCTAATCCAGGTAAAAATAAAAATCAATTTTTTAATCCTAGCGGAACAACAGAAGAAATTGCACAATCTATTACTTCAGCAATAAATGAAGGTATTTCACCAGAGAAAAGATTTTTTGTGGCTTCATATAATAAAGATACAGTATATGTTCAATCTAGATTTGGTGGGTCAAGGTTTAATAGGCTTAATTTTGAATTAGACTATGCATCATATCCTCTAACTGTTAATGATATTTCTACATACCCGTTAACTGATTTAATAAAACCTAAAGCTAATTTTGTAGGAGGTAATGATGTTAACCGTGCTTTACTTAAAGTTGCAAACGGTGACCAAGAAAGATTTGAAAAAGGTAATTTTGTTCAATCTAAAAACGGGTTTGCTGAAATAGGTGATTGGGTACCTTATTTAAATGAACCTATTACAAATGAAAGAGGTAAACAAATAGGTTATAATGGAATTGATGAATATGTTATCATAACATTAAATGATAATCAAATTAATGTTACCCGATCTAATCAAGTCGCACTGTACTCTGATTATATGCCATCTTTTGGTAGATTTTCAGTTTTCCCAGTAAGAGATTTTGATTATGACTTTTACAGTAATCTTTATAGTAGAGAAGGTGAATTAAATTATGAAAGGATTCATTATAATACAGTTGATCCAGCCACAAACACATATACAGGAATAAGTACAAACCCAGAGATTAGAGAATTTTATGATAATGGTGGTTTTTCTACATTGATAGGGTTATTAAGAGATTCAGATCCTGATACTACTGTTGATTCTATTATAAAATCAGAATACGATAGATTAGAAGAAAATTTTATAAAGCAACAAGCAGTTGCATCAAGAGTTATTCCATACATTAATAAATGGTCATGGATAGATGATGGTAAGAATGTCAGAAATTTACCATATAGCTTAAATGTAAACGAGGCATTTGGTCAAAATAATTTTGCACCTTCAAAATATAGTGTAGGCCAAGATCCACTCGGGTTCTCGCATGAATGGTATTATCTATGTGAATTTCCTTATTACTTTAATGATGATGCTATTAAAAGTTCTTGGAGTTATATTGACACTGCACCAACTGATACAATAGAGGCAAATCCTATAACGGGAGCTGCGTATACACCTGGTACTTTTCAGAAGGTAGATAAAGATTATTTTAATGATTACTTTATAGTTGATAAGTTTACAACAGGTGGTAATATTAATCTCATAGATAGGCAGCTTAGGTATGGTAGATTCTCTGGAGGGGATGAAAAGAATTTTGCTGAAACTTTTTTGAGAGGGGTTAGAATTATTGCAAAACCAAAAGCAAACCCTGAAAATAGACCTAATTTTAATGCAAGGTCTTTAAAATATGTTAACGATGGAAGATTTAATGATTATAGATTTTCTGTAATGTTAATACCCAATGCACCTGATAAACCGGAAACGCAAATTAAGTTCGTTAAAAATGATAAATGGAAAACTGTTGTAATGATGGTATTTTTAACTCTTGATAACTATTGTATAAATGAAGGAGAACAGGAAATTGATAGAACTTCATTATACTCTTTAGAAAATGATTATAGAGTAAACACTTCAGGACCTACAGAATGTGAATCGATATTCAACCCATTAACAGGGCGCCCTTTTTATGAAAAGGGAATTGTACAAGGAGCTCTTAGTTTAGCAGCAACATCATATAATATAACAGCAGGTGCCTATTTAATACAAGGAGTACCTGATGCAAACGGTAACCCTCCTAGATTTTTAAGGGATATAACTATAGGTGCGGATGGTCAATTTAATATACTTCAATTTGTAATAGGTACGGATATTTATCAATGTAGAGGTATAATAAGAGTAGTTTCTGATAGTCAATTCTTTGCTACTGAAATAACAAAAAATGGTGTAGCTTTTGTACCAGGTGGATTAACACCAACCTCAACAGATTTATCTACCGCAGAATATTTTACATTAAATGGTGGATTTAACGCGTATGTTACCAGACTAAGAGACGTTGGTTTTGCTACACTATTTAAAAATGTTAATCAAGGATCTTCTGATGTCCTATATGAAACTATAGATAAAGATGGTAATAGAGTAGTTGATAAAAACGGAAATATCTTACAGACATTTATGATTGAATTAAGAGCTCAAGCTGATATTTTAAAATCTGTTTATGTTGGTGTTTTACCAGATCCTGCAAAACCAACCGTATTTAACCTTACAGATATTATAGGATATGATTTATCTTTACAAACAAAACCTAGAATAACACCAATAGGAAGACATGCAGGTTATTACCAACCAACATCATTAAATTTATTTTCATTTAGAGACCCTTATTTAAATATAGATTTTGATAATCCAACAGGATATACTGGTGGTGTTATTGATGATGAGATTTATAAACTTAAAGTATTAGAATTATGTAGATATTGCAATACCCAGTTTAATAGTAATGATGTTGAAAATTTTGGACAAATAAAGAATTTATTTTATCATAAAGTTAATGAGGAAGATCCTTCAACAGTATTAGAACTTTCTAAAGAAGGCGCATATCTTAGTCTTTATCCACTTATTAATGAAGTAGGTATAGCAAAAAGAGATTTTTATCTATTTTCATCTAACTGGGAACCTTCTTATTTTAGAAAAAGTATTGACAAGTCACAAATAGAATCTATTATAGGAACAAAGGCAATGACTGAAAGAAAGTCATTTTATGGTTCTAAGTATTTAAAAGTACCACAAGAAATAAAATTAGAAACTTTTTTACATTCACCATTTGATAAAGGTGCTATTAGGCAGCCTTCATTAATAGATGGAACATTTATGACTCAGGAAAATGATACTTCTGTTGTTTTTTATAACTTTATACAAAAAAGGTTAATTGAATATTTGTTTACACCTATTAGAGATCAATTTAAAAAGTACATTAAACCTGAATTTAGTTATAATGATATAGATTCTATAGATGATGATGTTGAAAGATATATTACACAAAACATTTTACAGTTGTATAAGATCTCATCGGTAGAGTTTTATGTAAAAAGCACCAGGCAAAAATTACCGTTGGATTATTCTACTGCTCAACTAACAAATGCAGAAAAGGTTAATGCAGGATTAAGTGTAAACACTTCTATTGGTTCTAAATTACTAAATACTAATCCATTTGATTTAAAGCTAATATATAACAAAAGGAAAGGGTTTACTGAGTCGTTTGGATTCAGTGTTACCTTAATTAAAAAATAAAGATTTAAAGATGGCAATCACCATACAAGAATTAATTGCTTCTGATACTATCTCACAAGCAGTTGATAAAATTAATTTTAATTTTGATCAGTTACTGTTAAATGGTGGTGGTCCGGTAGGCCCAGCAGGTCCATTAGGCCCATCAGGCCCAATTGGCGGTAGAGGTGAAAGAGGGACAGAATGGTATGAAGGTACCGATGATCCTAATGTTACCCCTCCTACTGTTACTCCTTTAGCAGCTGACTATTATTTACAGAGTAACGGGGATGTTTGGGAATACACCGGATTAGTTTGGAGCAATACGGGTATTAATTTAAAAGGGCCGCAAGGGGCGACCGGTGCATCAATAGGATGGTCTCAGTGGGGTAATTCCCCAAACCCAGGTAATTCAGGTGCTGATAATTATGATGCTACTGCAAAAAATGTTTCTTACCCTGCTCTTATGCAGCCTGGTAGTAATACAATAAGCATAAATAACGAAGGGGTTCCTTCGGTTGCGTTTGGTGTAGCTGGTCCTAATGATAATGATTATCCAGGTATACCTTTAACATCTGCTTATCAGCTTACAACTGGTATGGCAGGTCAATTAGACTCTTCTAAATTAACTGCACTCTTTCACCAAAAGGATTCAGGTTCAAAAGCAATTTCATTTATGGGAGGTGGAGGAATAGCTGGTGATTTATTTGAACAAAATGATTTAGATGTATTATCAACTATATTTTTATCTAAAGATGATAGGCTAAATATAGCAACACCTAAGTTACCTAGTGTAGGTGCTACGGTTGATGATAGAATAGGGTTTAGTATAGATAGTGGTTACAGAGGGCAGTCATATAGAACAGGTAACGGTTTTAGCATTACAACTGGTACTAAAGGTACACAAAACTTTGCAGCTGATGAATCAGATGTAACAATTAATGTTAATTCATTGACAGGTGCAAGTGAACCTGGTAAGCTTATAGTTAAGACCGTAGGTACATCTGCTTCTAATGAGTTTATAATAGGAAAGTTTCCTTCAAGTGGAATTACGCCGTCACCATCTTATACAGGTGGGGTTACAGTTTTAACTGATAGGTTTAGTGTTGCTAGTAATTCTGATTCAAAAATAGAATCTGCTTCAGGTGTTATTTTATCAGGTGGTACTGGAGCAAATACAATAACTGCTTCACCCACGGGGGTATATCTTAATGCAACAGGATCAAGCGTAATTAGTGGTACTACAAATAACGGTAATATTGTATTTGATGCTAATAATGGAGATGCAGGATTATATAGTGATAATTTTGCAGAGATTAAATCAGGATTAAATCAAATAACAACACAGGCGGTTAATGGAATTACTATTAGAACCGAAGGTGTGAATTCCGATTTAAAGTTAGATTCCTTTGGTGCAGGTGGTGTAACCTTTGCTAGGAGTAACCAAAGCATTTATTTAATGGGCTTTGATTCATCTAAACCTTATATAAGATTAGCAATGTCAGAACCTATACCTTATACTCAGTTTAGGGGTAAGCAGGCATGGACTGCAAACAATTCTGATACTACAAATTCTAATTTAAGTGATCAATTTATTTTATTTGATACTGATACTTCTGTGGTACCTGAAAGTTCAACTATACAAAGGTTCGGTGGACCTGGATCATTTGATGTAAATGATGGTGTTATGTTCCAAAAATTTCAAGATGGGACAGGCTCAATTGTTATAGGAAAGCCTAAGTATCCTGCAGGATCGCCATTATCAGATCGCCAAGGTATATTTGTAAACCGTATTGATGGTGCATTCCAGCAAGGGTCAGCAACTGCCTCGGGTGGTGCCACAAGTGCTGATTTTCCAGAGTCTGAGCAGTTTACGGTTTCAAGAGATAGAACTAAAATTAGTAATACCCTAATATGGGGTGGTCATAATGGATATAATAAAAACTATTTTGATCCTTATGCTAGCATTTCACCTGCTAGTAATCTTTATATAAATTCGCCATACTATAGATTAGTAATTGCAAGAACATCACCAGTAGACTCTACAAATATTTCAAGTTTAAATGATAATCAAAACTTTAATTATGATTTTGATTTAGTATTTTCATCAGATCTTTCACAAACAGGTCAGCGTGTGTTTGTTGAGGTGGTCAATGTACCTAGTAAATTTACTATGACTACTAGTGGTGGTGGAAAGTCACAGAGTTATGCGCGAGCGGCATTTGGGACAATAAATTTAAGATATGACCCATGGGATATAAATGGCGTTAATGGTATTTATTCTACAGCAGGATCAGTAATTTCTACTGCAGTTACCGCTAACCCTGGCGGTGGATGGCAATCAACTATTGCATCTAGGGTATTTGAATTTATATTTGTAGGTTCAGAACAGACATATTATAATTCAAACGCAGGATCATCACTATCACAAGGAATACCTGTTACTGCTGGTTGGAGATATTTAGGTTCTACTTTTGGAGTCTTTGGTGGTGCAACCGGTACAGTTCCTAGTAGAGTATTAGTATTTGATTCTACTGCTGAATCCAGTGGTGGTGGAAAAGAAGGAGCATAATAATTAAAATTCTTAAAAATAAATAAATGAATAAAAAAGAAAAAAAGGAATTGGCTAAGTTTATAGATAGGTATAAAGAAATTGAAACCTCTATAGATCTTATGCAAAAAAGTATTCAGAGTTTAGCTGAAAAGAGAGATAATCTTTTTGAAGAGCTTGATATAATGAAAGGTAATGAAAGAAAATTTATGGATAAGTTAATAGAAAAATATGGAGAGAGTGAAGTTACTCCATATAAGCTAATGAAAGTCTACGAAGAAGGAATATGATAATATTAAAAAATATATTAGGCATAATTACGGATCCTAAAAATACTAGAATGTTTTTATTAGGTGGTATTGTAGTGCTATGTATTTTATTATTAAGACAATGTCAAGCTACAGATGAAGCAAAAGGTGAAGCAAGTAGAATTGAAAATAATTGGAAGGCTTCATTAGATACTATTCAAAATTATATTGATGCAAATGGTAATGCAGCTGCTGAAATAAGAGCTCTTAATTTAACATTAGAAGAAGTTGAAGATGAATTAGATTTTGAAAAAGGAAAACCACCGTTAACTGTAATAAAAACAGAAACCGTTATTAAGGAGGTTATTGTTGAAGTTCCTGTTACTGTTGTTGATACTATAGTAGGAAATTTTAATTCTGCACTAACATTTTCAGATACAGCTACATGGGGTAAAAGCTTTAGGGATGTTGGTGTTTTTGTACCGTATGAAGTTGATGGAACTATTGTTGATTTTGGTAATGCTACTATTGACTTAAAACAAAATATATTTTTATCTGCTTCATTAACCAGAGATAATAAAACAAAAGAATTATTTGTAAATCTTTCAACCGATTACCCAGGCACTACATTTAATAGTGCAGAAGGGATTTTAATTGATCAAAGAAGTAAAGCGTTTAAGGATTTACAATTTCAAAACAGAAAAACATTAGGCCTAGGATTACAGTTAGGTGTTGGTTTAAGCGGTAATGGAGTAACACCTTATGTAGGAGTTGGTTTAAATTATACACCAAAGTTTTTACAATGGTAAATAAATAAAAAGAATGGAGTCATCTAAATTCATACAAATAGCAGACGGTATTTTATTGGAGTATATTTATACTAGCCAATCAAACCCTACCGAGCTTAACACAGGAACCTACCCGATAGAAATTATGAGGGACGGTCATACTGGTGGTAGTTACTTATTTAATACTGATGGGGTGTCGGCAGAGATGGGTAATTATCGTGATATATCTGCTGTTGCTATTAACAAGAATAAAACCCAATATGCTTATTTAGACACAAGCGTAGGGGTACCCTATAATGATTTTGACCTAGAGTTAACAAACAGTGTAGATTTATTACAGGTATTTAGCCCACAGCAAAATATTGCATATGATAAAATAAAAGTACATTTTATTGCAGGCTTTACTTTCACTGGTTATGATGGAATTATATTTGAAACTTTAGTACCTCGTAGAGATGGTGTAATGCTTAACCTATCATCTATTAATTTTTTAAAAACAGATACACCTGTATTTAACCCAGACCCTGTATTAATTAATGACAAGCTTTATGCATCTTATATAGAATGGAGAGTACCGTCATTATTCTTTATGAATAATAGTTTTAGTCAATCAGTACCTAATGGCTTAGGATATAGATTAACTGAAGGGCAAGGATTTTTAAGTACTCCTACAATTACATTCAAGGCTACAGGTATTTATGAAACTATCGTAGATAACGGTTATAACTATTATAATGTTGAAGAAATAAATGCAATAACCTTTGCGAGCAGAGATATTTATGATAATCTTTATGCTGAAGTAAAGGAATCAGATGGAGGTGATTATTTTGAATTGAGTGGCCAGGTAACTGGATCTACTTTTGCAAATTTTATAGCACAATTGAATTCTAGTTCAGGGGGTGCCAATAACATTGTATTTCATGAAATTAATGTAAGTGAGCAAATTGGTACAAACTTTACAAAAACTAGTACACAAGTATTTACCCAGACTACAAATTTTGATAATCCTATTTTATTTAGACCAATTATTTTAAACAGTGCTATTGCTGCATCTTTTTCAATTAATTATATGTTAAGAATTTATAACCGAGCAGATAATACACAGATCGTAAAGGTTGCTAAATTAACTTCGTTTGATGTTAATAAATACGGAAGAAGAATTATGAAAATAAATTTAGGTGTTGTACCAACAGTTGCTAATGTATATAATCAAATATCAGCCGATGATGGTGAAAATTTAATTGTAACAAATGGTAACATTGATAAGCCCGGAGAAACATCTGATCAAGTAGTTGAGCAATTAGTAGTAAAAACTAAATATGTTACTTCATTTAGAGATAGAATAAATGTAAAGGCTGCAATTTCCCCAGCTAAAATACAAACAATAACAGAAGAAGATGGCAGTACAACAGAATAAATCAAAAACTATATCAAAGGCTAATCTTACTAAACCGGCTATCACAACTAAACCGGTTGGTATACAGACTAATATATCAGTAACTAAAAAAGAAAGAGAATATTATAAAAAGTTTACATCTCTTAATCCAACTAGTGAACCATTACCACAGGGTGAAGGAGTAATTAGAATATCACCATTTGATGATTATGTTATCTTTACATTATTTGATGAAACTGGTAAAGATGGTGAAATGGAGGATACACCAATTGACTTAAGTAATGTCGGTATTCTTACATTAGTTTTTACTGGTGCTAATGATGAAATAAGAATTCCTAATTGGACTCAAGTAAAGGATGTTGATTTATCACAAGGTCAAGTTTTATTTAGAATTAATAAAGAAGATTCAAAAAAGATTTTAGCATTAGATAATCAGAACTTTTATATTTCTACCAGAATGGAGGATGAGAGTGGTGTGAGTGACGAAAGTGTTTTATATACAGGTACATTTTTAACTGTACAGGACGAAGCCAAACAGGCCATGTCTGTCAAGTTTAAAGAGCAGGCTTTATTATATGCTAGAGAATTAGAAGGTTTACAAAAAATTATTAAAAACTACGAAATTGAGTTAGCTAAAATGATATCCTTAGATGAAGAACAAATAACTACTATTAATGCATTAAGGGCATCTAATGAAGAATTAACAAATCAAGTATCTACATTAACTGAGCAGTTAGGTACAGCTGAATCTGAAATTGCATTAAAAGATGCTCAGCTTGTACAAAAGAGAGCTGAAGAACTTAAGAAGAAAAGGCAACAAATTGAATCAATTAAAAAGGCAGTAGTTAAAGAAAGTACTAAAGCAAAGAAAGTACGCTATTATAAGCAAGCTGCTACTAATTTACAAGAATATAATACTAAAGCAAACCCAGTCTATACTTCTATAAATGATATTAAGAGTTCAATGTTTAATATTAAAGATGAGCTACGATGATATTAAGTGCAAGAAATAATCAATTTAAATTTGAATTTCCTAGAAATTTTATACCGAAGGAAATTGCAGATAAGTATAAGCCATATTTAAATAGGATGCCAGGTTCTATGATTAAAGAACCTATTGACTATTTTAATTATGGAATACAATCCATGAATCTACCGGGGCCTAGTTTTGATCCTGTTACACAAAATGACTTCCCAGGTAATACAAGAAGGTTTAGAACAAGTTTGCCTAAACAAGAATTATTTGATAAGGAATTAACTGTTACTATGCAAGCCTTTGATGGCTGGGTAAATTATTGGATGGCTATTGAAGTATTTGAATATTATTACAATAGAAGTGGTAAAGAACCGTTTGTACCTGAAGGTATAGGTTTACAAATGATTGATGGTGAAGGTAATATTTTTGTAACATGCCAGTTAAAGGATATGATAATGACTGGCGTAAGCGCATTAGATTTAAACTTTTCTAGTAATACAATAGAATTCCAAACTTTTGATATTACATTTAGTTATAACATCTTAGAAACTAATGTTAATTTAACTTAATATATAAACAAATAGAAAAAGCAATGAAAACATTTAAAGACTATCTTACTGAATCTAAAGATGATACTTTAGATATACAAAAGTTACTCACAGAGTCACATGAATTAACAGAAGAACATGAAGCTGCGATTGATGCTGTTGTAGATAGATTAATAGAAGATCATAACAACGGTAAAGACTTAGAAAAAGCAATGGAAGAAATTGTTAATGAAGGTATATTAGGTTCTATTTTTGGTGGTCTTACTGGTTTTGCTTTAGGAAAGGCAGTAGGAAAGGCTATTGCAAAAGTATTAGGTATTACTAAAGGTGCCTTATATGATTTACTAACCAGTCGATTAGTTGGTGCTGCACTAGGAGCAGTATTAGGTAAAAGACTTTAATCCAATATAATTGATTTACACAGGTATAGATTTTTCTCTTAATAGTCCAGGTACATGTACACAGGACCATAAAGGCAATTATACATTTATTACATTCTTTAACTATGGTAATAGAATATGGGATGAAGAAGGTCGCAAAATACCTAAAGCATTTCAGACTCATAAAGAATTAATAGACAATAAAACTATATTAGGGTTTCCTTATTATAGGCATGTACAAAACAAAGACTTTTTACTTAGAGAACGGGAGAAACTCACAGACGGTCAATCTATAGCAGAATTAATTAGCAACATTTTAATTACTCTTTATGGTACAGGTTCTCATAAAGTAGCATTAGAAGGATTCTCTTATGGATCTAAAGGAAATTCATTTATAGATATAGTTCAATATAATACATTTTTAAGAAATGAAATTGTTAATTCTTGGGGTGTAGAAAATATCTCTATTTATCAGCCATCACATGTAAAGAAATTAGCAGGTAAAGGTAATGCAAACAAGCATTATATGATTAAGGCTTTCCAGGACGATGTTTTAAACGATAAAGATTTAAGAAAAACTAAATTGTGGAAATGGACTCAAGGTAAGGACTTTTCAGAAAAGATCCCTAAGCCTATTGATGATTTAGTAGATGCATATTTTATTTTAAATGCAAATAAAGAAAGGAAGTGATCATGGAATACTTTATACTTAAAAACCACTAAATACTTTAATGCTAATAACTAGATACTTCTCTTCCTTCAATTTAGTATATTTTATATATAGAGTTTAGAACTTAGTTTCAGAAAATTATGATAAAGGCAATAAAAAATAGAATATTTCTTAAAAAAGATGAACAACCGGAAAAAATCGGCAGCATATACGTACCAAAAACCGAAGGACAGTATGCACCACCTTATTCTGGTACTATCATATCTGTAGGTGAAGATGTGGAAGATGCTGACTTTAAAGTTGGTGTTAAGGTATTGTTTCATGATTTAGCAGGAACAGAATTTGATTATGATGGTGAAAAGATATTCAGTATCAGGGAAAATGATATAACTGCTATTTTACAATAAAAAAGTTCTGTTTAGTCTGAAACTAAATAGAGATATGAATATATAAATAACAAAGGAACTGATTATTCAGGGACTTTTAAACTGGCATATAACAAGGCAAAGTATATTGGCAATTCCCGGGCAAGTTAAATAGGCAATGCTTTGTTATGGCTTAAATTAAATAAATAACAAACAAATAAAAAGGCAATTAAAATGGCAAATGAATTCGACATTTTCAGTGTAAGCGTCAAGGACCTTGACACTGGAGACAGACCTACACCAAGTAGTGATCTGTACACACCAAAACCCGATCAGGGACAAGACGGTACTTACCGTTCATTAATTAGGTTTCTTCCTAATGTAAAAAATCCACGTAAACCTTTCGTTCGTAAATATGTCTATTGGTTAGAAGATAGAGATGGCAACGGTTTTTATGTAGACTCACCTTCAACGGTTGGAGATAAATGTGCTGTACAAGACATGTTCTTCAAACTTAGAAATTCTGAATCTGCAGTAGACAAAAAGATGTCAGAGGGACTTAAGCGTAGAGAAGTATTTTATGCATTGGTACAAATTGTAAAAGATCCACAAAACAGAGATCTTGAAGGACAAGTTAAAATCATGAAGTTTGGTTATAAAATCAAAACTAAAATTGATGAAGAACTGAATCCACAATTTGATGAACCTACTCAAGTATTCGATCCTTTTGAAGGAAAGAATTTTGAATTAGTAATTTCAAAGAAAGGTGGTTATCCTAATTACGATTCTTCTAAATTTCAAGGGAGTAGATCTGCTATGACAATCAATGGTGAATCAGTTACTGCTGATGATGCTGGTAGAACTGCAATTTTGGATTACATCAAAGACGCACCTGAATTGGCAAATTTTGATTATAGACCATGGAATGATGAGCAGAGAACTAAAGTAATGGGAGTTCTTTCGCAATTTAGTAACCCAGGTGCTTCAATCGAAACAGTAACTCAATCGGCGTCAACACCAGAACCTAAGAAAGCAGAAGCTGCTGCAACCAAGGTAACTGAAACTGCT